ATTTGAAAAATATTACAAATGATGCTTACGATGAAAGTTGGCTACAGGATCCAGAATGTTTAAAGAATTTTGCAGAAGGAAAAACAGATGCTATATTTCAATATGAAAGTAGTACAGCTAAGGAGATCCTAAGAATGATAAATGCTAATAATTTTAAAGATGTAGTTGTAGCCTCAGCTTTAAATAGGCCAGGCCCTTTGAATTTTAAAACTCATGAACTTTATGCATCTCAAAAATTAGATGGTAATTTTGAACATGATCTATTTTATAAATATACAAAAGACACATATGGCACATTAGTTTTTCAAGAACAACTTCAACAAATTTGTGTAAATATTGGAGGCCTATCTTGGGCAGATGCTGACAAAGTAATGAAAGCTTTAAAAAATGTTGGAATTGAAAGTGTAAAGGAAGAAATGGATGCCATTAAATTAGAAATGACAGATAAGTTTGTAATAGGTGCAGTTAAAAAAGGGATTCCTGAAAATGAAGCAAGAGAAATGTTTACAAAATTATTAGTATATTCATTTAATGAAGGACATGCTACAGGCTATACAATAGTATCTTTTCAAGAAATGTATTATCGTTGTCATTATCCTATAGAATTCTGGTCAATTAAATTAAAGTATACAACTAATGAAAAGAACATTTTTAAATATAAAGTTAATGCTATTATGGATGGTGCAATTTTATTCCTTCCTCATGTTAATTATTCAGCTTATTCTTCTTTACGGAAAATAGAGGATGATACAGTTATACAAGAAGGGCTAACAGCAATCAAAGGAATTGGAGCAAAAGCTGCTGAATCAATTGAAAAAGAAAGAAATAAGAATGGGCCTTTTAGATCTAAAGAAGAATTTATAAAACGATGTAGAAATAGAGCAGTTCACAAAGGTGTAATTAAAAAACTAGATGAAAAAGGAGCTTTGGAATTTAGCAAAAAAAGATATATCTCTCGTTGTGTAAAATACAATGCAACATTTTATGCGAAAGGATAATTTATGAATAATAAAGATTTAAAGAAAATAATGGATGTGGCTAAAAGTATTACAGTCAAGCAAGGGGAAGGAGCTATATTTCATTTAGGATCGGCGGAAGCAAATCTTGGAGTCGAAAGATGGTCAACAGGAATTGTGGAATTAGACAATGCTATTGGAGGGGGGATGCCAAAAGGTAGACAAATTGAAATATTTGGCCAAGAATCTACAGCAAAAACATCTTTAGCTTATCACTTATGTGCCCAACATCCTATTTGTTTATATATTCCAGCAGAAGGTACATTTGATCCTTTAAGAGCAAAATCTTTTGGGAATACTCCGAAACAAATGTTGGTATATAGAAACTGTAAATATGCTGAAGATATAATTAATAAGATCTTGGATTTCGCAAGAGCTGGGATCCCGTTAATAGTTGTAGATTCAGTGCCAGGGATGCAATGTAAATCTGAATATGATCAAGTTGAAAAGGATGCAGAAAAGCAACCTCAATATGGTCAATTATCTAGATTATTTAGTAGGACGATGAAAAATATTGAAGATACAATTGAAAGAACAGGAACAACAATTATTTGGGTTAATCAAGTAAGAGCTAAAATAAATGCTTCAGCTTTTGGAGAACAAGATGACTCCCCAGGAGGAAAAGCATTTAAGCATTATATTTCTTTAAGAATTAAAACTTATAGAAGAGAATGGATCAATGTTCCTAATAAGAATCCTGCATCATCTTCAACAAATGAAAGATGTGGATTGATTCAAAAAATTAAGATTTTGAAATCAAAAGTTTGTGCTCCTCAAGAAGAAAGAGAATTACCAATGTTTTTCCTTTATGGATATGTTTCTTTCGATGATCTTCAAGAGAAAAGAAAGATTATTATGAAAGCTAATAATGAGAAATACAAGAAAAAGAAAGAAGATGAAGAGAATGAAAACTGGGATGACGACTGATAAATATCTTATCTATAAACTAACTGCTAAAGATATACCTGCTGATTTCACAGGAATGGTCATTTGTATTCAACCGTGTAGTCCTGATTATTTTATGCATGAATATATTAAAGCAGGAACAGTTTTAACTTGTATAGATGGGATGGTATATATGACAGATAAATTTGGATTTGATAATATAATTTGTCAAGTGGAATCGGAGTATTTTGAAGAACACTTTGGGATCAAATATTATGGATTAAAATATTAGGAGGATATTATGATGAAATTAGACGTAACAATGTATAAAGTTATAGGGGAAGGAGAACCTGCTTTGGAAACTACAATACATGGATCGGCTTGGGTTAAGCCTATAAAAATTGCAGATAACTTTGGGGAAGTAACGGAAACTCGTGTAATGACAAGAGACAAAGAGGATATTGATAAGTATACAATAGGATATATTTTCTATGTTTAAACTTAAAAGAAGTAAATTTATGACAGTATATTTAACATTATCTAATGGACATCGTCATGTTGCCATAATCAAAGAGAATCTATTCAGAAGAATAACGGGACATGCAAGACTTCCCAGACTAATTCCAATTTCAGTCTCAAAGAAAGAATATCAAAAAGCATTCATTAGAAGGGCTCATGTAATTAAATATGAGATCTTATCATGGGAGGAAAAGCATGACATTAAAAGTTGATATCGTACAATGGATTATGGGAAAACCATATGCTATGACAGTATCTGGTAAAGCCATTCCTCTATCTGTTATTAAAGGAGTAGTTAATCCAGGATGTACATTAATTGAGTTAGATCCTAATGATGAGGATATGTTATTTAAAGTTGGTAACCCTGAAGAAAAGAAATGTGGAGGATGACCGAATAAGTAAGGAGGCCAAGTTATGGCTAAGGGTATAAAAGGTGATAAAATAAATAAGATTAAAAGAGTTAACAAGAATACAATTCATGTTATTTTCAAAAATGGTGCAATATTAGAATTTAAAGCATCAATGGTTGATTATGAAGATTGTGAGTTAATATCTTATGTAGTTGAAAGGTAGGATATATGAGTTTAAGGGATCAAATCATAGATCAAATAGAAAAAGACAAGCAGCCTAATAATAAATCAAAAGGCAGTACCAAAAAGCCCTTAGAAGCTAAAATAGCTACAAATAGAATATCATCAGCTAATGCTATAAACCTGCTAAGAATAGAGACAGCATTTGATAAATTATTCTATATGAGGGAAAATTTAGAAGAAGAACGGGCAGGATTACATTGTTCTCATATTATAAAGGGAGATAGTGAATTCTGTTATAGGGCAGCTGTATTATCGTTACTCTTTAAGCAAAACCAAGGGGAACATATTAGTGCTGGCTTAAAAAGGATATTTGCTGCCGGTGATAATATTCATGAGAAGTGGCAAGATTTCTTTGATAAATCTGGTAAATCAGAAGGAATGCAGATTAAAGGTGTAGGAAATGAAGAAAGGGCTTTTAGTAGCATTTATGAAACATATTATACGCCAGATAGTAAAATAATCACCTTGTGGGACATGTATAAATATATTCTAGAGATCAAATCAATGAATACATTTGCTTTTAAGAAGGCAGTTGCTGAACCGAACCCACGAAAGAAACATCCCAAAGCCTTCGTGCAGTGTCAAATGTATATGCATTTTGAAGGAATTCCTTTTGGAATCATATTATTAGAAGATAAAAATGATCAGAATTACCATGTGATATTCATTCAGTATGATTCTGAGGTAGTTAAGCCATTCATCCAAAGGGCACAAATGGTTCAGACTCTGAAGCGTGAGTTCCTTTCAGATGGTACTCTACCCCAGAAAAAATGCAAAGGCTGTAATGACAAGAAAGCTAAGAAATGTGTGATGAGAGATGCCTGCTTCCAAGTTGGGATAGGCAGGATCAAGTTTAAGGCAAAATAACTGTTCGATTTAGGCTCACCTTTTATATATATTATATATATATTTTGGTAATAGATTATTAATAGATTAGTTAGGAGAATACGATGAGTAAAGAAAATGAATTTACAAATATGAGTGACGGAGTGAATGATGGTTTTGTTTTATTTTATGTGAAAGATGAAAATGTATATCCGATTGCTTTAACCAAAGAACAAATGCAAATGTTAGATATTGTTATACCAACAGCATTAGGAAGTAAAGTAAATATAGTTGATATGCCAATGGCAACAGTTAAAAATTTAAAGGATGAGAATAATGGGTAGAAAGAAAGTTAAAGGAATTAAACAAGGAAAGTTTAGAATTGTTGTAGATGGACAAATGATTAATACCCAAGTATATATGGATTATGAGGGTAGATTTATTATGGTTAAAGGAAAAAGAATAAAAGTAAATTGGGATCCTGCAGAATCTAGATTTTATACACCAATTATTTGTAGCAGATCAGATGTAGATCCTGAGTATAGAAACAAAATGAAGATACTAGAACAAAGGTTATTTGGAAATGCTTAATCTGAAACATAAAAAGATTGTTATTGGTTTGGATCAGTCATATGAGAATTGTGGTATATCTATTGCTGTTGATGGTAAGTTAAAACGATGTACCTCACTTAGATTTAAAACCACAGATACTAAATCAGAAAAACGTAGATTATTAAGAGAGAGATTGGGTAAGTTATTTATTACCTGTTTATTCAGAGCAGGAAACGTGACAGTAATATTCGAAAGAATTAGATTATTTTCTGGAGGTAACATTAATCAATCATATTTAATTGAAACAGGAAAATTAATTGGATCTATATTGGATAAGGCTTATCAATGTGGCATAACCTGCTACTCAGTTGACACCAGATCTTGGAAATCTAAAATCTTAGGAAGTAGTAAAACCTTTGATAAGTATGCTGATTGGGAGAAACCTGAGAAGGCAGCAGCTATAGAATTTATTCAGGCTCTAGGATTTGATTGTAGATTACTGGATAAGAATGGAAATCAAAAAATAGTCACAAAAGGTAAAAAGAAAGGAACACTGAAATGGAATGATGATATGGCAGATTCTGGTTGTATTGCTCTATATGGATTCCTACCTGAATCACAACAGAAACTACAACTTGAAGAATAATCATAAAAGTATGTACATTTCACATCAGTGTGGTATAATAAGAATGTGGATGAGCGGATCGAATATAAAACGTGACACATGTTGTACCCGATAAACTATATAGAACATTGGATCAAAACCTTGATTCAGAAATAATATTCCTTAAGCATTGTGTCCTTAAGGTTCGGGAAAAAGTAGTCAGATGCCATTTGGCTGACAGGTATTCGAATCCCCATCTAAATCAACCAACAACCTAGGAGGGTAAAATGAGAGAATATTTATTAAATCAATTGGAAGAAATTAAAAAGGATATAACTAGAACTTTAGAATCTGGTAAAACAATAAACTTAGATCTTGTAGATTCTTATAATCAAATGTTAAGATCTATCGAAGATTTAGATAATCAAATTGAAATTTACTGTTAATCAACTACCTAGGAGGGTAAAATGTTAAATATGAATTTGAAAGAAAAGATATTTACTGATTGGAATGAATTTTATGAAAACACAGATTTACTGATAGAGGATTTGGATTTAAATTACTATTATGAAGATATGGAAACTGGAAGATTTTCACTAAGTAAATTTAGTGGTGGATCTAAAGTAGCAATCTGGTGGTAAGGAGGACGGTAAAATGTTAGAAATATTTATGGAAGGATTTCAAATAGGATTATTTATAGGAGCCATTATATTTTCTGTAAGTTTTGTAACTCATAAGCATTTGAGAGGAGATCCAGATGAGAACACTAACTCTTGAAAGAGACCAATATCAAACTACACCAAACAAAAATCATTATGATGTATTTACACTTGAAGATATGTATCTAATGTTTGACATAGAAGGAGAATGTTTTGGATATGAATTTGAAGATGGCAAGTTTGCTAGACTGATAATTGAATAGATATAACAGGATCTTAAATAAAAAGGCTTTAGCTGACAATCATTGGTGTATTCAGTTAAAACCTTTTTGTTACATAACCTATTATTAGAAAGGAGTTTCATATGATTAGAATAGATTTTATGGATTTAGTTGCATTAGCAGTAATTGGAACAATATGGGTGGTATTCTTAATTGGAATCGCTTACTATAATATCAAAGCTAGAATCTTAAGGATGTGAAGAAAAAACGACAAGAATTGAGGTATATATGAATATGAAAATTGTACAGGAAACAGTTGAAGGTTTAGAGAAAAAGATTAAAGAAGAACAAAAATGGTGTGCAGATAATCACCATGATATTGAAGGTAGATCTGAAAGGATCAAGAAAATATTAGATTTCAGATCTAAAATAACAATCTTAAAGAATAGGAGAAGATTATGACTACTCAAAAAGCTTTTGATTTAATTAAAGTAATTACGGAATTAGATGAAGAATACACAATTTCAGTTATTAGAGGAAATTATGAACATATATTTTGTCCATGTACTAAAAATTTTAATTATTGTATTTCAGAAACTGGGCTTGAACGTACTCAAAAACCTGTATCTTTGAAAGATTTAACAAGACATTTAATTCAAGTAAAACATGACAATTATATTGATAGACAAATGCATTATTTTATCTGTCATGATTGTAAAACAGTCTATATTGTAGAATAGGAGAGATCTCATGAAAATAAGAAGAGAAATAAAAAGTAAGATGTTGTGGAATATTTTAACATTATATTTTGATATAAAAATAGTATTTTTATTTTTAAGTAAAGCTATTATAGCTAAATTGAGAAGGGACTTAGAAAGTTGCAATACAAATATGGCAATCTTGATAATACATTGGACTATGTCTAGTCAATTGGTGAAATTTGAAACCAAGAATTATATCTTTTCACACCAGGAAAATGAAATTCAGTAATCCATATTTTACTATTGAGGAAAAATTAAGCCTATTACAAAGATGGATTTTAGTACATAGTATGTTATATTACAGATTCAATTCTGCAATAGCTACAGATCAAAGATTTGATGATACTTGTAAACAATATTTAGAATTAAGAAATACCAACCCTTTTGCTAAAGGAAGATATGATTATGCTTTTGAAGGATTTGACGGATCAACTGGATTTGATTTAGAATCTAAGTTATCTGAACATCATCATTGGTTGGTACAGCAAGATGCTTATCTGGTAATGAAAAATAAAAACAGAAAGGACATAAAATTATGTTAAAACAAATTGATGATACAATAGAAGCAATCAAAGCTTTTTTAAAATTATCTGAAGCTTTATTGGAAGTTCTAGAAGATTTAGTACAAAAAGAATGTATGGGAATTCCAACTAAAGATTATTCAGAATCAACAATTGAAATGGATTCAAGAGAAAATGGAGGCTATGCAGGAGTTGCTATCAATGTCAAAGATGGAGTAATAGTTAATGGTCAATCATTTGATGCAGATGATAATGAAAATATTGAAGCTATCAATCAACTCATTAATCAAAATAGAGGAACAGAAGCTTATAATGAATGTAGTTGTCATGGGGATTGTATTTGTCGTTCTGAATATGATGAAGATTGTGAAGCAGATCAAGAAGAACATATTTGTACATGTACTCATGAGGATCAATGTGACAATTGTAAATGTAAAAAAGGACTTACTGAAGGAGAAAAATTTCTTAAAAGAATACAAAACGTTAAAGCAACTTTCGTAGAATAAGGAGGATATATGTTAGGAAGATTACTTTGTAGGATCGGTATTCATAAAAATGTTAAAGTTTATTTAAAAAGAAATAAACCATATCCAAGAGAGATACATTGTATTAGATGTAAGAGGATTTTAACTAAAAGATTGAAATAGAGGTGAGATCATGAAAGAAAATTTATATCAAGCAGAGATTGGATTCTTAGGAATGTTCCCAAAAGAAAAACCAGTATTAACAGAAGTTTTACTTAATAAATTAAATACATCTTTTAAAATTATGGTAAACGCATCTCAAGTTACTGCAGATGGGAAAAAAAGTAACTGGATGTTTATGGCTAATAATGATAAATCTGGGCCATTAACTTTAGACACAGAAAGAGAAGCAATAAAATTTGTTGAATTTTTAGTTAAGCAAGGCATGGATCCTTGGAATGTTAAAATAATTCAAGAATTATACTTCAATTATGGAGGTGAGTTCTTTGGTTAAAGGAAGAGAAAGAACTCAAAAATGGTATTTAGAAAATGAAAAACATGTAATGTCATTTTTGGGATTAACTCCTTGTAAAGGATCTGGTAATGGAGCTGTTGAAAAAGAGGATGGATATAATGATAAAGTTTTGGCTCAATTGAAATCTACAGATAAAATGAGTTATAAAATGGATCATTTTGATTTAGAGAAATTAAGCTATCATGCAATGTATAGCAATAAACTTCCTCTATTTGTTTTAGAATTCTTAAAATATGATGAATTATGGCTATGTTGTAAAGTTGAAGATATATTAGCAATAGTTGCATCTTTATTTGAAGAATCACTCATTCAATATTTTAAAGAAGATCCGGACGTAATATTAGATCTGGATTTATCTGAGGATCCAGAAGAAGAAATTGAATGGAAACCACCAAAAGCTATTAAATCTGATGGTTTTGATAAATATAATCAGGATCGGAAAAAACGTTATGAAAAGGAGTGACTTATGAAAACTACTAAAATTGATATTAAATTATTAGGTATGTTTAATGGAATGCCTATCGACAAAAAAGGTGGCGTAAAGCTTAAGATCTTATTCGCTTTTGAAGAAACAGCAAACGCAATTAGAGTCTTTGCTATGAAAAATCAAATTATTAAATTATATGTAAAAGTTGAAGGAATGAAAGGCAAATTTCTTGGAGAATTTAGTTATGGCGGAATGAATAATGACAAAAATGGCCAATTTCTTTTAACTTTGGAAACAGAATGGGATTCTTTAGAGTTAACTAACTATAGAGATCTAATGCCATTGGAAGGCAGTCAACCTATTTTAGCAACATATAGGCTGATAGCTGAAATTGAGCTTGAGGATGAAGAAAATGTCAATTGAAAAGGATTGCCTTAAGAGGATCTTCCAATTAGTCAGAGAGACTGAGGCGCAAATTAAAGAGCACAAAGAAGATAAAACTTTAGAACATCCAATTGATGGAGACTTTATTAAAACAAGAAAAGCAATGGGATATGAAAGAATTTTATCAGAATTAAGACTGTTTAAGAAAAATGTAAAAAGTAATAAATAAGGTTTACAAATGAAATTACATGCTGTATAATAAGAATGTACATTGGTAATTGAAAAATATTGGAGAATATACTCAAACAAAAAGGAGGCCACTAATGGCTAATAATTATTCACCGGAAGAAGTTGTACAAATCGCAAGAAACATGAGTCAATACCCAACGGAAGTTGTAGAGGATGTTTTAAAAAGATATCCATTCTTAGCAGGTAATGCTAATACTGAAGCAGGCTTGGTTGCTATCATCTCTGGAATTCCAGCAATGATCTCAGGAAGACAAGTAAACAATGGTATTAAGAATGGTGTAGACAGAGATTCTGTTTTATCTGATGAAGAAATTGAAGCAGCTGCTCCAGAAACAGAAGAAGAAGCTGAAGTTGAAGTTAAAAAAGAAAAGAAAAAGACTTCTCAAAAGAAATCAAATGCAAAATCTACCACTAAAACAAAGTCAAAAACAAAAGCAAAACCAGCTCCAGAACCTGTAATTGATGACGATGATGAAATGATCGAAGATGAAGAAAAAGCTTTAGCAGATATGAGTGTGGATGAACTTAAAGCAAAAGCAAAAGAATTAAAAGTTTCTCTTAAAGGTTTAAAGAAAAAGAGTCAAGTTGTAGCTGCAATTCAAGAAGCATTAGATGCTACAGCAGGCGAATCTGAAGATGAAGATTGGGACATTTAAGTTCCCAAACAACTCTACCAAGGCTGGTTTAATATCAGCCTTTTTATAATTTTATGAGTAAAATAATTTTAAGAGTTTTGATTTATATTGTTGAGATCCTAATGGATAACAATAAAATGATCAAAGATATCCATTTAAAGACAACAAAGTTTGAAAATCCAGGTGATGAGGAAAATTATAATTTAAGAAATAAAGGATATCAATTACTTTGTGATCTTGAAAATGAATCTAAAAACTAATTGCAACCGAAAGGTTTATCAGTGAAGGAGATACTTATGTTAGATCAAGCAAAAAAGGATAAAATTGACTTTTTAGTAGGATGTGATATTGAAGAAAGAGATAATAGAGAGCAGGTTTTAAATGCTATTTGCAAAACTAAATGGTTAAGAAAAAAGAATTATAGGCCTGAAGATATTACTTTGGATTTAATGGAAAAATTATACACAAAAGTCAGAAACAAATATCCAGGGCAAATTGGATATATTCAGCAAGCAAGTATAAGATCTTGGAGAATAATGATCAAGACTAATGACACTCATCAATGGATCAATTCATTCTTTGCTTTAAATTTCTTTGAATTAATGGCTAAAACATTGATTGTAATTTATGCATATTTTGAATTAGGATATTCTCAACATGATGAAAAAGGTAGAGACTATGTACGAGATTAAAATTTATACAGATGGAGCCTGTTCAGTCAATGTAAGATGTGGCGGATGGGCTGCAATTATAATAACCCCTAATAAGCGTTATGATATCTCAGGATCTAAAATTGGGACCACAAACAATGCTATGGAATTAATGGCAGTAATACAAGCAATAGAAGAATGTTTGAATATGAAGGAAATTAGAGCTACTGAAGGCTTATATCTAAAAATACATTCTGATTCAGCATATGTTGTTAATGGGGTTAATCATCCTAATAGACTACCTAAATGGAGACTAAATGGATTTCATACTGTTCAAGGAGATCCTATTGCCAATAAAGAATTATGGATAAAAATGGTAAGTTTCTTACAAATGTGGGATCTTAAATTGGAATTGATAAAAGTTAAAGGACATAGTGGAAATCGCTTCAATACTAAAGCCGATAAACTGGCCTCAGGACGTAGAGATGAAGCTAAAAGAAAACTTGAAAGGAGCAAAGGATATAAATATAAAAGTAAGAAAACTTTTAACTGAGAATGATTTAAACGCATCTAGATATATATTCAAATGTCACCCTGTCTATTTAATCACAATAAATGTTGTACTTTTAATGAAATAAGCTGTATAATATATATATAGGCTTAACCGAGTAAAGGGATGGGTAAAGTTTTATAGGGGATAAGAGAGCGGGGTTCCTGGGATGGACATAGGTTTCCATTCGTAATTCGCTGGTTCGAATCCAGTTATCCCCAGTTACATATGGATAGGTACTCAAGTCAGGATATAAGAGGTTTGACTGCTAATCAAATAGGCCGTAAGGTGCATGGGTTCAAATCCCATCCTATCCGCCAACCAACTATCTAGGAGGATATTATGAGAACTAAATTTAATTGGAGAGTGAAGTATTATTCAGATTTTTCTACATCAGTAATTTCCGATCCATTCCCAAGTTTGAAAAAAGCTAAAGAAGAAATGGAAAAGGCAAGAAAAACAAATGAATATGTTAAAGTTACAGTGGTATTATTTGAAAAAGATAATCCAGATCTAACAGAAGTCTTGAAAGACAGGAGATGATGACATGAACAGATGGCAATTGCAACTTGATAAACATGAAAGAATTTTAAACATTGATCAAATGGATCCAAACTTAAAAGAGATAACATTGATTACTCATGATAAACTTGTTATTGTGAATATTCAAGAAAATCAAAATCCAGCTATCTACAATGATATTTTAGAAATAGTATTACAAGTAGAAACTTACGAATTTGATAATAAATCTCAATTATTTATTCCAAAAGAATGGAGGAAGATGTAACATGAAAATTAGTGTTTTTAAGAAACAAAATTTTGAAGGAGATATAATCGGAATTACAAGAGTTATTGTTAAAGAACATCATCCAACTCCTACTGTTTGTACTGCTGTATCAACTTTAATGCAAAGTATAGGATTAGAACTTATGGATTATGGATTAGATGCATTTTCAAGAAGTCATGATTTTAAATCAAACAGTAATGATGTGAATATGATGATTAATTGTCCAGAAGATCACGAATGTCAAATACTAATGAAATTTTTAGTTAATTCTTTAATAAATATCAGAAACCAGTTTGGAGCAATTCATTTAGAGATTATCACTTATAGAGATGAAACCAACGTCCATTGAAAGGAGAATATTATGGGTATTACAACTAAAGTAAGAACAATGCATACATGTAGTGATGGAAAGATATTTGGAAATAAAGAAGAGGCTATGTTACATGAGATAAAATTTCTTAAGGAACAATTTGCAATAAAATTAGCCAACGCAATGGATGAACCGGATCCACAATCTATACTTTTTATTTTAAATAAACCTGAGGCAGATGCATTTATTCATGAAATTAGTATGATTAATGCACGATATAAAAGAGAATTTGAACAAAATGAAAGTAAATCAACTTGTGATGATGATGAATGATAGGAGGATCCAATGAAAATTTATAGAAAAGCGGATAAATTATATGATAAATTATTCAATAAAATTGAAAAAGCATATGATAAATTCATTAAAGATCATAATTATGTACCAGATACTTTGGAATTAACAATAAATGAATATCAAATTATATGTGATGGATGTTTTGCTGTACCGACTGCATTATTTGGAATGATAATTAAAGTAATAAATGATTGTAATACATGCAGATCTAACACATTAAAATCATATTTTATAAATGTTTATGGTGAAAAGCCTACAATTTGTAGATATTGTAAAAATTATAATAATTACGTTAAGGAAGGAGATCTTAATGCATATTACGATTAAAACTGAAGGTGATCAAATTTATGGTCGATACACATATGTAAGACTTACAAATCATGATACAGGAGAAGTAATTGAATACAAAGATTATGAAAGTATAGGTGCAAAAAAGATTTTTAATAAAATAGGCGTAATGATTAGAAAACATTTTCTATAGGATCGGAGGATTTAATGAAGAAAAAAGTAATCAAAAAGAAATGTGATTTATGTGGTAAAGATTTTAAAACAATTATTCCAGAAAGATTTGCTTGTACAACATGTACTAAACAACATAATGAAGATATGAAAAATCAATAAGATCGGAGGATCTAATGAATTATGAAAAAATATTTAAAATATTAGTTCCTTTAGGAAACCATACTTTAGAATTAAACAAAGGAATTGATTTTGATTGGATCAGAAGTGACAAAGATATAACAGGATTAGATGATCTTACATTAGAATTAAATAATGAGGCGGTAATGTTTATACATCATAATACAGGAGTTATATTTATATTTGAAAGGAGATCCTAAATGAAAGCAATACAAAAATATTTTGATAATGTATTTAATTCACATGATTCAAGAAAAGATAATCTTATATCATGTATGAAATGGTTAACAAAATACGTTATTGGTAAAGAGGATCCAGGAAAAGTATCATATGAGATCCTGTTAGACGAAGAATCAGAAACAGGTATAAAACTACAATTATTTGCAGTACTAGATGACACTAAACATTTTAGTATGAGATGCAAAGCGTGCAAGGAATTTCACAATAGTTTCTTTATCACGGATAAGAATGATTGTGATAGATGTAATGCTAAAGCATATCGAAAAGATATCAAGGCAACACTGACCACTATCAAATCAGCTAAACAAGAAAAACTAAGACGAAAGGTTAAGGGGTAATTATTATAAAAATAAAGTTTAAATAATCATCTCTTAATCGTGGGAGGTTTTATGCCAACGGTATTGAGAGAAATCTATACAGAGGAATCTGAAGAAGAGCTAATGGCAATGTCTAGGAAAGAAGTCACCCGAGATCTTACAGAAAGACAAAGAAAATTCTGTGAGTATTATACGGGTGATTTTAATATTAAGACATCAGCTATAAAGGCAGGATATGCCAAAGCATCAGCTCATCTTACTGGATGGCAGGTCCGAAACTTACCAAAAGTCAACAGATATATTTGTTGGCTTAAATTACGTGTAAGTAAAAGTTGTCATATAAATGCGATGGATCTGGTTGATATGTATGCCAGAATAGCTTTTGCTGATATGACAGATTTTGTTAAAGTAAAGAATGGAAGATTATCTATAGCAGATACTGAAGACATCGATGGTCAGATTGTAAAGAAAATCAAGAAGGGACGAGATGGAATTACTATTGAACTTGAAGATAGAATGCGAGCTATGGAGAAGTTGGAGAATTACTTTGACGTAAGGCCTGCAGACTGGAAACAACGTATTGAAGAACGTAAAGTTAAGATCCTTGAAGAGAAACTAGCGTTAGACAAAAAACGCTTAGGAGAAGGTGATGAATGGGAAGACGATGGATTCCTAGAAGCTATTGAGGATATAACAGAAGAGGTGTGGTCAGATGAAGAAACAGAAGATTAAACAGATAGATAAGAATGACTACATAAACGCAGTAGAGCCAAAGAATACGTATAATAAAAAACGTATGTTTAAGTGGACTAAACTAAGTAAGAAACAAAAGAAGGTACTAACATGGTGGACTTCTAATTCTCCAGTCAGAGACAAGGATCTACTGATTGCAGACGGAGCTGTCAGAAGCGGTAAAACATTAATAATGAGCTTCTCCTACGTGATCTGGGCAATGTCAACCTTTAATTATGCTAAATTTGGTATGGCAGGAAAGACAGTTGGATCCTTTAGGCGAAACGTAGTATTTCTATTAAAGATTATCTTGCGTTTGAGAGGATATTCAGTAACAGATAAGAGAACAGAAAATATGTTGATCATATCAAGGAATGATAGAATAAATTACTTCTATATCTTTGGTGGTAATGATGAACGGTCACAGGATTTAGTACAAGGATTCACATCAGCTGGATTCTTCTTCGACGAGGTAACGTTAATGCCTCAATCATTTGTCAATCAGGCGGTTGCCAGATGCTCTGAGGAAGGTGCTAAAATGTGGTTTAACTGCAATCCAAGAGGGCCATATCATTGGTTTAAGTTAGAATGGATTGACAAAGTTAAAGAAAAGAACGGAATCAGATTGCATTTTGATCTAGACGATAACCCATCACTTAGTGAAAAGGTTAAAGCGAGATATAGAAGAATGTTCAAGGGCGTATTCTATATGAGATATATTCTAGGTTTATGGGTAATGGCAGAAGGATTAATCTATGGTGTATTCAATCAGGATATGATTATAAATGATCTACCTAGAGGAATTAAAATGAAGAACAAATGGATCGGCATTGACTACGGACAATCTAATCCAACAGTATTTCTATTAATTGCTTATGGATCAGATCACAGGATCTACATTTTAGATGAGTATATATATGATGGAAAATCAACGGTAGAGTCAAAACAAAAATCTCCATCTATGTTAGCTAAAGATTTTAAGATCTGGTTGAGAAAGAATGGACCAATGCAGCAAAATATGAAAAGAACTTCTTTAAGATATGATAGAGCATACATAGATCCATCAGCAAAAGGATTTATATTGCAACTACACGAAGAAGGAGTAGGAAACATCTCTACAGCAAACAATGATGTGAATAGAGGTATTGAATTACTATCATCTCTTATAGAAAATGATTTATTAAGAGTAATGTCACATTGCAAAAATACGATTAAAGAATTCTTCTCTTATAAATGGGATGAGAAAGCTCAGGAAAAGGGAGAAGATAAACCAGTTAAAGAACACGATCACTGTATGGACGCATTACGATACTTTGCTAATGGCCAACGTGAGTTATTACAACGATTGATAGTTGCATACGGATCTATAAGAAAGGCGGCATGATATGACTAAATTAGAATCATTTTGTAGATTTGATTGTAGATTAAAAGGGCAATATTTAAATGTACTTCTTGAAACAGGTAAGGATATTTGCAATATATGCCCTTTAAAGCAATATCTAAAAGAAGAAAAGCAGAAAATCACAAAGGAGAAGTAATATGAGAGTAAGAGTACAAGGGCATTATAATGTAAGTCCTATTCCATCAGATAATCCAACTAAAGCATATATTAACAGCATTGATGGAGCTCAATTTGATGAGATAATAATTTGTGATAAATTTGAAACACTTGAAGACATAAAAAATATTCTTAAAAGGGTATATGATATAGCAGATGTAACCATTTATAGAATGCTAACTCCTAGTAATAGGATATTTGCATTATATCATGCTAAAATTGGTTGGATGATATACGATTAGAAAGGAGATCTTAATGAAACTTTTATTAGCAACAGCTTTGATATTCTTATATGGTACAATCATTGTACTAGGGACACAAGTGTACGCAATAGCATTTATTTTAATCATGATGTGTATAATTGTATATCTTATCTTAAAAAATACTGAGCAATTGGAATGACTTGGCGCACATGGTAAAACATTGTACAATACAACACAAGTGCTTACCATGTTATTCATTTTAGTAGCTATAATAGCTATAATCTACATGATCCTAAAGAATACAGAGGTAAGCAAAGAATAAGGAGGTGAATTTCATGTCTAGGCCGACGGGATTAATAGCAGATAAAATGACACATAGAATTAAAGATTTCAGAAAACTAATCGGCAAGAAAATAGAATGCAATGGCATGAAATATATAATTGTAAACGTGGGGTACCAACCTGGCACTTATGGCCTTACGTTAGACGGAACAACAAATCCAGGAAATAGAGGTGTTTGGGTAAAAGGCTTAAATGATCTACATCAATTAAAGTTTATTACAATAAAAGAAATAAATGCACATTATAAATGGATAAGGGAGGATAGAAGTAATGGTTGATAACCCTAACAAAACCAGAACATATAGAGCAGGAAAGGCATTTACAAGTGATGGGACATACATCAATATATACGATCTATTCTTTGAACTACAACAATTGATAATGTCATGGGAAGCTAATGGAATTCCGATAGATGATAGAGAACCGATAGAAACTTTAGAACAAGACAATACTAATGCACCATTTATAGCAAATATAAATCAGGTAATAGTTAGAACAACAACAGCATCAATAGCAACAAAGGACACTTTTACAGTTGATATTACTGATATTACAGGATTTTTAGTAGGAGATTCCCTTGTTATAGGAGATATTCTTGCAGATAGATTTTATTTTGGATCTATACTAGATATTACGGTAAATACAATAACAATGGATACCCCTTTTGATTATACATTTCCCTCAGGATCTCCATGCAGTACAAGATCAACAAATATGGCAGTTGACGGAAGTATAACCCCTCAAACGTTTTCTGTTAGAGGAGAAGGAAGTGAGCAAATACCAACAGTATTTGATATTTCAAGAATAATTATTACATGCCTAACAGACACAGCTTGTAGTTTGATAGAATTTGGTGATATCCCTAAATTATTAAGAGGATTAGTTATGAGAAGAGTTAATGGAGATACAAATAATATCTTTAATGTTAAATCAAATCAGGATCTGGCAAACCTTGCATTTGATTTTGATATTTATGCATCAACCAATCCAGTACAAGGACAAGACGGATTTACATGCAGACTTACATTTAATGGACAAAGTAAAATGGGAGTAGCAATAAGGATTGGGCCAGGTGAGGACATTGAATTTATTGTACAAGATGATTTAACTGATATCAACAATTTAAGCATAATAGTGGAAGGACATATAGTAGATGTAGGGTATACAGGATATTAGGAGGATAATGAATAATGGCAGACGTAACAGTAGGAAACAAAAAGAGAATAGCAGTAGCAACAGGTGTAAAGCAGAGATTAGTATTTGAACCACCAATTGATAACTTAATATTAAAAAAGATAGGATCTGGTACAATTGCCTATATGGTAAATGCAATAGAAGCAGATATGGCAGACATTAATGAGGAAGAAGCTAATTCATTAACTGATGATTTTGCAACTCGTGATCTATATAAACCAAACGGAATTAGACATCTTGTAATTATAAGTGATGCAGACGTTACATTGGAATTAGACACTGAGAAAACTAAACTACTTTAGGAGAAGATCATGAAGAATTCATTTGTAAATAAAGGCGGAGGTAATTCCTTCATATCAAAATACATGACTCCAGCAGCAGGAGGAGGGACTCCGGTTTTATGGGATGGAACATATCCCCAAGGATGGAAAACAAATAACGCTTACATTTTTGTAGATACAACTGATACATTAGTTAGATCAATATTTATTGATGTATCATCAGTGGCAACTGGTGCAACGATTAGAATAAATACAGATAATGTACCTGGCAAGAATCAATATTGTCAAACAAGTGAAACAATAGAGGATCTTTTAGCTTGGGCAGATCCATCATTTACAGATACCACGACCATTGCATATGGAGACCTACCAGCTTTTCAAGATTATTTTGATATAGTAAAAGTTGCCGGTACAAATACAATTGTATTTTATACAAATAACGATGGAGCACCATCTGAATATATAAACTCAGTAGAGGTTTTATAAAATAGGAGGACAACATGGCACGATTTAAAGAAGATCTAAGGTTTCCATTAGGTGGAACCCTTTATACAAAGATGAGAGAATATGCTGTGTGGTATAGTGGCGAACCAGATTTTCTAACGGAATATTATAATACTCTGGATCCGCAAAATATATTTAATACACAGTATCAAGTTAGAAAAAATAATTTCTGGGCGAGACAGGCTTATAGTGCAGGAACATCAGCAGTTCACATTCCTTTAGCTGGATCAATTGCTGAATTAAGTGCAGATCTTCTATTTGCAGAGGCACCAGCTATTAAATTAGATGAGGCTTTCAAAGAAGATGCAACTAATGAAGCTAAAGAATCTCAAGAAGAGTTAGATCAATTGCTTAGTAATGTTGAATTAAATAAAGAATGTTTACAAGGGGCTGAATTGGCTGCGGCTATTGGTGGAGTTTATATGAAAATAGCTTTTGATGAGGATCTTATTGATAGACCAATCCTGCAGTTAGAACAAATGGATAATGCCATTGCTAAATTTAGATATGGAATATTAACGGAAGTATCATTCTTTAATGCAGTATTTGCGGAATCAGCAAGTGCAGCAAAACAAAATGGAACTACTGCAAAAGTTTATAGATTGGTTGAAACATATACCAATAAAGGCACAATTGAATATGAATTATATGAAGGTACGTGTGATAAATTAGGTACAGAAATTGGGGTAGAATCTAGAGAAGAAACAAGTGATCTTGAAGATATCGATACTGGATACGATGAAATTCTTTGTCAGTATGTTCCTAATATGTTACCTAATAGAATTTCTAGAGATTCATATATTGGTCGTAGTGATCTACAAGGATTGGAAACATTGATGCTTTCATTAGATGAGTCATATAGTTCATGGATGCGTGATATTAAACTTTCAAAGGCTAAAATAATCGTTCCAGCAACTTGGTTAGAAGAGAGAGTTGGGGATGATTCAGGAACTAAAGAAACTACTTATGATACTGATAGAGCATTATATGCTAAGTTGAATATAGATCCTGTATCAATGACAAATCTGAAAGCAGAGGCTGTACAATTTAAAATCCGTGCAGATGAATTTGAAAAGACATGTATGAATTTAATTGAAAGGGCTGTATCTCTTGCAGGATATGCACCTCAATCATTTGGAATTAATATTGCTGGAAGAGTAGAATCTGGAACAGCATTAGCAAAAAGAGAAGGTAGATCAGAAAAGAAAAAGGTTAAGAAAGAATCATTCTGGCAAACACCTTTAAATAAAGTGGTACAAGGTTTAATTTTTATTCATAATCAAGAATTTGGAGGATCCATCATGGAAGATTCAAATATAACAATTGAATTTAGTGATGGGGTAGCTTATGGAATTACTGAACTTGCAGATGCTGTTCAAAAAATAAGAGCTGCAAAAGCTGCATCAACTAAAACTATCGTTATGATGTTGCATGCTGATTGGACTGATGAGCAAGTTGATAATGAAGTTGAAAAAATTATAGCTGAAGATAGAGCAGCAGAATTTGAAGATCCTGCTTTTCAAAGTGAGGTAGATCGTTTTAATCAACTTAAGGATCAAGACAATAACGAAGAATAGAGGTGAAATAAATGCCTGATTTTAATCGAAATGTTGAAGACTTTTTAGAGGAAATAGTAAACCTCTTGAAAGTAGAAGAAAGAGACATGATGAAAGTTGTTAAGAATAGATTGGCTACAGGCATTGAGGATGATGGTTGGGCAGAGAAGAAATTATCTGAAGTTAGATCTATGAAAAATCAATTAATGTTTGCTCAGCAAAAAGGTGCATCTAATAAGGTTTATAAAGAAATCCAAGATCTACATGAGCAAGCATATATGTCTGGTGGGATATATGGAGAAACAGGAAAATTCGGAGCTAATTTCACTGCAATGACTCCAGATGTTAAACTTCCTAGATCTGTGCAAGCCTTAATTCTTGAAAGGCAACAATCTTTTAAGAATGGCAGACTGTTAATGTTAAGAAATGCAGAAGATGATTATAGAAACATTATTGCAGAAACTACCCAACTTTTGAGATTAGGAACTAAGACCAAGAAACAGGCTTTACAAATATCCTTAAATAAATTTGCTGATAAAGGAATAACAGGATTTGTAGATAAAACAGGTAAGAATTGGAATTTACACACTTATTCAGAAATGGCTTTAAGAACAACATCTTTTAATGCTGCCAGGATCGGCGCATTAGATAGAGTAATTGATGCAGGTTTAAATTATGTACAGGTATCAAGTCATGGTAATCCGTGCCCATTTTGTGCACCGTATGATGGAGCAGTTTTAGCTATCAATGAATATAACAATCCTGAAAATAGACCTTTGTTATCTGATGCAATTGCTAACGGATTATTTCATCCTAATTGTAAACATATGATTTCAGGATATGTTGAAGGTGCATCAATTCCAGTTAAGCAACCTTATGACAAACAAGGCTATTTGGATACTCAGACTCAAAGATACAACGAAAGGCAGATACGTAAGTGGAAATTACGTCATGAGGTAGCGCTAGATGATGATCTAAAAGGTTTTACTAAAGGCAAGGTATCCTATTATCAAGCTAAGCAAAGGGATCTCTTAAAGGATTATGAGTCCCGTACAGGCAAGATTTTAAAAAGACGTTATGATAGGGAAGCTCCTTTGAGATTAGGTAAAGAAGGACAAATAAAACCGCTACGATCTTACAAGAAAAAAGTAGTAGCACCTAAACCACCAGAAATAGAATTTGAAACAATGGATGATTTTATAAAAAATAGTGGTAGTAAAAAAGTTTCTTATGGGCCTAGATATAACAAAAAGAGTGGAAAACTTTCTGATGCATTGGATGATTTTGATGATTATCCTTCTAAAGCAAGTGACTTTGTTGAAGATCTTAATTATGATTTTATGCTTTTGCATGATCATCAAGAAGATGTGATTATTGAGGAAGCCAGAAGATTATTGGTCAGTAAAACTAAATTAAATTCTAGATTAGATACTTTAGCTAAAGGGAAAAGAAGACTTAGAGACTTTGAAAATATTGCAGAAGATTTAACTGAAGAATTAAAAGATTATGCTAAGAAAAACAACTTAGGTAGAATGAGAGATCTGGTTAGAAAATCGGCACCCGGTGCTGGAGGAGATATTGGAGAAGATGAATTAATGAAACTTTATGCAAAGTTATTCGATAATAGTCTTTTGGATACTCCTAAAATTATATCTAATGATCTATTTGATAAAATGAGATCCAATGGAGAATTAGAGTTATGGCGTGGTTTTGGATCTAGATTAAATAGAATGAAGGCTTTTGATCAAGGGGAGAATTATTTTGGTAAAGGAATTTACGGGAATGGGACTTATACTGCAATAGGAAGAGACGTTGCAACATCTTATGATAAAACCTATGGAGCTTCAAATATCATGAGTTATATTATTCATCCTAATACACAATTTATTAACTGGGATGATATTCAAGAATTAGCAAATATAGTTAGAAACGATAAATCGTTTGGATTTACTAAAGCAACTAGAGAAATATTCGGAGAAGAAGGTAGACTTGCTGCAGCTCTTGGATATGATGGAATCTATATTGATAAAAATGAATATTTAGTAATGCTTAATAGATCTAAATTTTTAATGAAACAACCAAGCAAGAGTAAATACACGACAGCCGGTAAGGTTGCTAGAGAAAAGAATGGTTTGTAGAAAGGAGATATTATGCCTACTAGAGAAGAGCACTTTAAAAGAAAAAGAAAAGAAACAGAATATGATAAAGAAGTGGAAATCCTGAAGGGAGAATTATTTACTAAAACAAGATTTGATCCTTCATCAACTCAAACAAAGGTATTTTATCAGTTAGTTGAGAAACATTGGAAGGATCTGAACACTAAAGAAATAAAAGCATATATAGACATGCAAAAGTAGCCACAATGTGTGCACAATATGTCTGAAAAAAGTTGTTTGAATTTTTAAAAATATATGTACAATTCAAACAATTTGTAGTATAATAATACTATGGCAATACCGCCTGTAAACATTGAAGTTATTAGGTCAGAATAACTTATTAAGAAAGGAGGCCGTTATGGCTTTTGTACCAAGTTTGCCTAAACGAGGAATTAATGTACGATGTGATAGGTGCCCGAATGTTTTTAATTTGTCAAAATCAAATTTAAAAGTTCGCAGAGCTTCAGAGGAAGAATTGGATGAATATGAGATCCTAAGAGAAAATAAGCATTATAAACTTCACAAGATTTATTATGTATGTCCAAACTGTAAAAAAGAATTCATTGTTGGCTTTATTGATTCTTATCTTAAAAATACTTTGGGCCCTTTGATTAAAAGGGAATCATTGAAAGAAAAACCTAACAAGGAAAAGCTTGAAATGTTACAAAGTCAATATAAGACTAGAATGGATAAAATTAATAATAGATTGCCCAATCAAGAAGGCGTAAAAAGCTAGTAGCACGTATGCTTAAATATGGAAGGAGAAAATGTATGAGTAAAGTTTCAGATGTACTTACTTCTCAATCTTATACCAAGGCAACCGAAGAACAAAAGACTGCATTACAAGTAGCTTATGATTCAATTTCGAAAGCATTGGAAGGATCTGGATTTAGAGTACTAATCAGTCAAGTTGAAGGAGACAAACAAGAGTTTGTACCATCAGCAAGAATTGATGAAGTCACAGCACAAAAAGGGATTTTATCAGGGCAAATTGATAAGTTGAATAAACAACTTTTAAAACTGGAAACAGAAGCATCTGAGAATAATGATCCTACTTTGGTTAAGAAGTATCAAGATATGGTTAAGAAAAATAACAAATTAAAGGCAGACATGAATGCCAAAGAACTGGATCATAAAATTGATCTTGCTGTTAGAGAACTTAAACCACTTGATGTTGATGACTTTAAAAAAATGATTGACAGAGATGCAATCACTAGATCTGAAGATGGAGAAATCCTAGGGCTAGACGAGGAAATGACGAGATTAAGAGAGTCCAAAAGCTACATGCTAGAAAAATCTGATACTAAAGATAAAGATAGAAAGAAAACTTTTGACAAAAATAATAAAAAAGATGTCAAAGAACCTCCTTCTATTAATGATATGATTAGATCGGCAGCAGGCAGAGGACGAGCAATGACATCTCAAGATGATTGATTTTAACGGAGGTAAATCATGATGAAAAACGTTTTTAGAATTATTCTTAATTACTTCGGATATGACGATGTAATTGATAGAACTGGGGCTCAAGCTTTAATGCCAGAAGAAGTATCAAGAGAAATTATTGATGGGGTTGCAGAATCTTCAGTGATTATGCAATTAGCAACACGTGCTCCTAATATGAGTAGAGCTCAAAGAAGAATGCCTGTATTATCAGTTCTTCCTACTGCTTACTTTGTTAATGGAGATACAGGATTAAAACAAACTACTTCTCAAGAATGGGGAAATAAATATTTAGATGCTGAAGAAATTGCAGTTATTGTTCCTATTCCTGAATCAGTTTTGGCTGATGCAGATTACGATATTTTTGAAGAAATTAAACCACGTTTGATTGAAGCTATTGGTATTGTATTTGATCAAGCTGTTATGTATGGTACAAATGCTCCAGCATCTTGGCCAACTGATTTAAAAGCGGCAGCAACTGCAGCAGGAAATGCAGTTACTTTAGGTACTGGTACAGATTTATACGATGATCTTTTAGGTGAAAGCGGTGTTATCTCTGCTCTTGAATTAGACGGATATATGGCTAATGGTCATGTAGCAATTATGTCTATGAGAGGAAAATACAGAGGATTACGTGATGCTGATGGAAATCCTATTTTCAGAACAGGTATGAATGAATCAACTAATTACACATTGGACGGAGCTCCATGTATGTTTCCTAAAAATGGTGCAATGGATTCATCAGTTCTTCAATTTTCTGGTGATTTTAAACAAATTATTTATGCTATCCGTCAGGATATCACTTATAAAGTTTTAGATCAAGCAGTTATTACTGATGGTGACGGAAACATTGTTTACAACTTAGCTCAACAAGATATGGTTGCTTTGAGAGTTGTTTTGAGAGTGGCTTGGCAAGTTCCTAATCCTATTAATAGACTTCAAGAAACTGAAGCAAATAGATATCCTGTTTCTATTCTATTACCATAGGAGTTGACGTAAATGTTTTATCCTAAAGAGAGAACTAGAATACGTGTTCAATCTGACATTGCAAAATATCCTCTAGATAGAGTAACATTAGGTATTTTTTCAGTAAGTCCAAGTGCAAAAGCTGTAGCCGATGTTTTGGCTGCGACCGCATTATTGGCTGCTGAAACTACTATAAGTACAGGATTCACAGATCCTGATGTTCCAAGAAACGTAAGATTGACTTTGACAGAAACGGCTGCTGATGTAGCTGCTGTTCAAGGTGTTGTTAATGGAACAGATATGGCAGGCAACGTTATTGCAGAAACTATGCCTGTATTTACTGAAAATACGTTAGGTACCGTAGTTGGATCTAAAGTATTTGCAACAGTTACTTCAATTGTAATACCAGCTATGGACGGAGCGGGGGTAGAAATATCAGTTGGCTCTGGAGACTTAATTGGGATTCCTGCAATTCCTATCTCAGCAGCATTAAAACCAGTTCAGGTTAGTGCCACTGCTATCACAATTACAGCAGATCTTACTAATTTAAATGGAAATAATTTCACATTAGATGCAGGTGAGTTTGACGATTCTGAACATGAAGTTTTATTGTATTTAAGCTAGATTAATAAAGGGAGGAAACTCCCTTTTTTATAATATCTGAAAGGAGATATTAATGAAAGTTAAAGTGTTAAAACAAACAAGAATTTATAATGAACCAGCAAGAATTGGTGATGTTATTACTATTCCTGATGTTAATCATGGTTTAGAAAATGCAATCTTTCATCGAATTGTTGAAGTTATTGAAGAACCAAAACTAGTTCAGGAGAAAGACATAGTGGATGACTCTACTGTGGATACTGGCCCGTACGAAGAGGATGAAATTATCGACGATACTCCTACTGTAAACAAAGCAACTAAAAAGAAATAGTATATATCGTCGTAGAAGAAAAAACCTATTGAGAGGGAAAATAGAGGTGAATAATGGCATCATTATATGAACCTTATGCCGCTCTTTCTGATTATGAAGAATATATAGGGGAAACTATTACTGATACAGATGAGCAGAATAGAATTACCCTTCTTCTTTTAAGAGCAAGTGAAATTGTTAATCAACTCACTTATATGAACTACGATTCAGATGATGAAGATCATGTTGAGGCAGTTAAGCTTTCTACATGTAGCCAAGTGCAATTTTGGGAAGAATACGGATATGGAGCTGATAGTATTATTGGTTTTGAATCTGTTAAGATAGGATCCTTCTCTATCAAAGGAAAAGGAACAGGATCTAACGCATCTAGTAATCCTTATACTTTACACACAGGCGCTATGAATTACTTGGAAAGAATTTTACTGTTATCAAGAACTGGGGTTAAGTTAAGATGAAGATACCTAATTTTATGTTAAAGCATAAATGTTCATTGAAAAACTTTGTTAGTGCAACTCCGACTGGAGATGAATTTGAAACAGAAGTGGCAAATATAAAATGTTATTTTGAAGATAAAGTTAAATGGAATAAGCAGGATAATAATGATGGACATCAAGATGAATTTTTTACAAGGATTTACTTTAATAATTCGTCATTACTTCCTGAAGAAATATTAACTGACTCTGAAATAACAATTGTAGGTAAATCTAAAACCTATATAGTTGTTAATGCACAAAAGTTTACTCAGCAAAGACATGCGCATTGGGAGTTGATTTGTAGATGACAGAATTTAGCTTAGAATGGCACGGGGAAGAAATTTCAAAAGAGGTATTAAAAGCTGTTGAACAGCAAAT